AATAGACGCGTCCGTGAGGCTCTTGAAGCCCTCCCGGAGGTCCGCCTGCCGTTGGATTGCAGCGTCGAACGTCCTAGATAGAGCGTCTGCCTCGAGCCCTACCTCACGGAGCGCTTGAGCGTATGCCTCCGCAGCTGCGGCTTCTGCGGCAAGTTCGCCGCGCTCCCTACCTTTCCGGATGCCAGTGAGGAACTCGTCGAGCCTCTTCGCGCTCGCAAGTTCGTCGCGCTGTTGCTGCGCTAGGTCTCGAGCGGTTTGCGCTCGCTGCTTGGCAAGTTTGCGCTCTTCGTCGCGTTGGAACTTGATAAAGCCGGCGAAGCTGGGGCCAATGGCGATGTAGTCTTCCGCTCCGTCCTTCGCTTCCTCGGTTGCCTTCGCGAGGTCCAGCAGGCTTTCGGCTGTCTTGGCCGCCTCGACCCCTACTTCGTTGAGGCCGGCGGCCCACATCAAATTTTCACTCAAGCCACCAGAGACCACCGCAGCAAGGCCACGAGCGAAGAGGAAAAGTTCGTCTTGTATCGTGTGAATCCACCCAAAGAAGTCGGCCAACTTGTCTGTAGTCGCCGCGATGAGCGGGATACTTTCGCTCCACGCATCCGCGAGGCTGCCTGCCAGTACCGCAGTCAGCCGCAGCGAGGATGCCTCTGCGCCGAGTGCAGCTTGGTCCCATTCTTTCAGTGCCTCGATAGTCGCTGCCGGCAACGGTTCGCTCCCGGCTATCTCATCCAGGCGTTCTTGAGCCTCCGCAGCGGAGTCGATGAGCTCGAGCATGGACGATACGGCGAACCCTGCCGCCATGGTAAGTCCAGCGATGCCGACTGCGGCGAGTCCTGCGCCTGCGGCGAGTGGCCCCATGCCTTTGTTGAGTGAGATGATGCCGCGAGTGAATGCTTCCACCTGCCCGCCTACCCCTCCGATAGTCCCTCCGAAGCCGGTGGCGGCCTGCTTGGCAGCCTCGAGACTATCGGCCGTGCCGCTGGTGGCACGTGCCACGTCCCGCAAAGCTGCCGCAGCCTCTTTGAGAGTGATGCCGTACACATCCGCCACCAGCTCGGTCTTCTCAAACTCGCGCCTGGACTTCTTCAGAGACGCTTCAAGCGCCCTTGATTCGCCCTGGAGATGGTATTTGACGGTGGGCATTAGGGTCCGAGGAAGGCGTTGATCGCCTGCGGTGAGTTCTTGGGGTTCTGTGATGCGAGAGTGCGAGCGGTGCTACTTGTTGTTGACTTCTTCCCAGGGTGCTCGAATAGATAGAACGCCATCGCTTCCGCCCGCTCCCATGGTTCTACGCCATCGAGGCTGTGGATGTTGCCGTAAGCGTGCCGGGAGGCCTTGAGTTCGAGGGTTCGCCATCCTCCTCGCTCGCTCTTGAAAAACCCAGGCGGTCTAATACCTCCTGACTGAATCCTGCCGCCGCGTTCATCTCACGCGTGAGAAGAGTCACCATCAGGCACATCCACTCGAGCCGGTATCCGGCGTTGTGGAGCTCCTCGAATACTGCGGCGCCGTAGGCCATGCGGTCGGCTGTACGGATGGACTCCAGCTCCCAATCGTCATGGTGCCAATTCTCACCGAGCATGATGCCGTAGTACCGAAAGACATCGCCGCCCTCGCACTGCTTCTGCAGTTTGAACAGGCCATCAGACATCAGCGGCGATGGGATGCGGAAGTGATGCGAGCCGTTGAAGCTCTCTGGCCCCAGGCCATCCACTTCCAGGAATTGGGTAGCTTGATTGCGTGCCCTTGTTTCTTCGCGTCGTTTCATTGTCGGTCCTTTGGTTAGTGTCCCTACGTAGTCGTCGGGAACGTCTCTGCAGAGGTGAAGCTAAATGTCGTGGTGCTAGGCTCTCCCTCGGCGAATGAGCCTCCGGTGATGTAGCAGTGGTCGAAAACCAGCGTCTGAATGGCGCCACCATCAACCGCCGCAGCCGCGTAGGTGATCGAGAATGTGACCACATCGGCGCCAGCGCCCAGAGTACTTACCCAAGTCGATGCCACGAATCCGGCATTGTAGATAAAGTCTGGAGCAACCTCGACAGCGGCGTCGGTCACATCGCGGAAGTATGCAGAGAATCCAATCGTGGAGCTTCCCTCTTCAGTCTTCCGCAACGAAGGCGGAGACGCGTGGCATCCACGGTCCTTGAACTCCGTGATTATCTTCCCCGGAGTCTCCGCAGAGAAGTTGCCTTCTTCATACGCCACGACGTAGGTGTTGACTCCGCCATTGTCGGCGAAGGTGATGGTTCCATCTTTGCGTACTCGGACGCCTGTTTCTTCGGCCATTGTTACCGCCCCTCAAGTATGGGTAGAAGTGTTCTGTTTACGGTTGCCCGCCAGTCCTCCTCGAGTGAGGAGATGACGGAGGGAACCAGGGTATCCGCTAGCCCGTCGTGGACTTCGGATGCGTAGGGAACGGGGTTCGCTATAGCGGCGCCGGCAGTGGTAGATACATCGGTCCACCCTTCCTGCGAGCGGCCGGTCGCTACTGGCCACTCTACCTCGATGAGCGGGATGGCATCCGCCGCAAGCGCGCGGATCGCCTGCGAGTTGAGCCGCTGCGCCTTTCGGATCGCCTTGGCAAGCGATGCACTGGCCTGCTCGGGCGTCATGACGTGCCCCAGATGATGTACGCGACATCGAGAGTGGATGCGCCGGGGTCGAATTGTAGAGTGTCCGCGCTGGTGGCAGTCACCGTCGTGCCGTCGATAGGGTCGACGTAGAGGTAGACGCCACCAGGACCGACAGCGGCCTGCACGGCGATGACCGCATCAGCGCCACCGCCGATGATGACAGCTTCCCCGGTATCGCTCGAGAGGTTGGCGACTGCGATGCCCTTGAGTTTGGCCCATGTCTGCGCCGCTCCGGTGAGCCTGCTGTTGACTCCACCATTGAGGTCGAGGGACTGTGGCGCGCCTGCGAGATTCAGAACGCCACTGTGTACGAGGTTCTGTTGGTTCGCTCCGGAGCCATCCGCGTAGACCTTGAAGTCTGGCAGGTCGAACCCGAGCAGCTTGAACAAGTGCGGCAAGCTAGGTAGGCCAGCATCTGCCGTACTGGTTTCGCTGATGGCGATCTCGAGCGTGGCCCTGTTGGTAACAGCCATTAGCCTCTCCCGACTTGTTCGTAGCGACGGAAGCGGTAACGGTCTGTGATGATGAGCCACCCATCCTCGACGACTTCGTCAGTATCGAGGTGGGTCTCCCCGTTGTGGCGCATGCGCGGATTCGCCAGTCGCGTGATCTTGTTCCGCACATTCCGGCTCGTGACGTAGGCAGCGTTCCGCGTCTCTCGTTGCTGATGTGGTTGCAACTCGAAAACGAGCTCGACGACGATGACATCCTCAACGCGGCTGATGTCCTGGTTGCGGAACTGGTCCGTATTCGTCGTCGACTCTCGAGCCACGCGGGCCGACTCGTGCAGCCTCGTGGTGCTCGTGGTGCCAAGCAGCGAGTCCGAGACGTGTACCCCGGCTTCGGTGACTGACTCTTCCACGAGCTCGATGAGCCGCTCCAGTGCCATCGTCTCCATTAGTACCGACCCCATCGCGGCGGGCGATTCAGCATCACGATCGACGTGGCCACGCGCTTGGTAGCTTCATCGTCGAAGCCATCGCCGTCGGCATCGTAGGTTAGCGGCACATCCTCGAATGCTGCTTTGGCCTCGCGCTCGTACTCTTCGGAGAGCTTGCCGTAGCTCGGATCTGCGTTCGCCGATGCAGCGGAATCGCGGAAGATGAGGTGCAGAGTCTTGGCAATGTGCGCCTCTCGCAGCTCGGACTCATCGAGTAGGAGACTCGGCCGGTTGCCCTTGGATATCAGCCGGCGCTGAAGCCAGATGAATGCCTCGTCACGCTGCGGTGAGTAGTTCGCATCCTCCCGACTCCGCAGCCGGTCGAGGGACCTGTGGCGCGTGAATAGGTCGGTGTCAATGATGACCGGCTTGGGAGTGAACCGAACCAGGTACACCGGGCGCTCGAATGTCGTTGTCACTCCGTCGATAGTCAACGCCCATCGCTCCTGCCAATCCGCCGCCAGAGTCTTGCCCTCGGTGACAGATGCCGCGATTGCGTACTCCGCCGGTGGACCGATGCCGGTGATGCTGTCGTTGTCGAGGAGGTTTGTACTCCCTGCAAACAACGAATAGCCGCCGAGCGATACGGTCTTCTCGCCATTGGTAGCCGTGTCAACGACTTCCGCAGTGAGAGTCGCAGCCTCTCCCCTGACGAGGAAACGCGGCAACTGGTATCGGAGAGCGAGAGCCAATCAGGCGCCGTCCATCGCGACCCACGAGCCACCGATGCGGATGTAGAGCGCGAGTGCAGCGGTAGCGCCTGCCTCGTCGACGTAGACGCTGCCGTTTGCAGCGGCGGCCGTTGGAACACCGGTTCCGACGGAGTAGGTGGGCATGTCCGAAGGAGCGGTGCGAGCCGATCCGTCAAGGCCGAAGGCGATGGCTGCGACCTGGATGGCCTTGCCCTTGTAGGTCGCGGCGAGTTGTCCCGCGCGGGTAACGATTGTTGCTGCCATGGGTGATACTCCATACAGGCGGAAAGCCTGTAGCTAGCTAGTTATTTCTATCGTCGTGCCGGTGGGCGCATGCGCGTCCTGCGGCCAATGCCTCGTCGTAGGTGTAATCAGAGAGGCCCTGGTGCCTGGCGTGCTCGATGTGGCGCTTGGCCATTCGCTCGATGCCCTGGCGTGCGTTGCGGTGCTCTCCAGTGCCGCCCCAGAGCGGAAGAACGACAGGAGGTATCCACTCCTGCTCTGGGGCGGTGGGCTGGAGTTGCTTCGCTTCCCAATCGAATGACTGGCGGTACTTACTGCTCAAGGTCGAGAGTCTCTTTGCGCATCTTGCCAGTCTTGCGCTTCTTCTTCTTCGGCAGCGCCTTGTACATCTCCGCCTTTGACGCGATCATCGCGTCGAGCTTGGCCGTCTCTTTGGCGACTAGTTCCTCCAGGTACTTATTTCCGCCGGTCTTCCCCGCTTGCCGCCGAGCTCGCCGAGTCTGGCGCCGGATTAGCTCGTTGAGTCCGCCTTCCGTTGGCTTCGGAATGATGCCGGATGCGACCAACATCAACTTCCACTCGTTGAAGCCGTCGAGGTCCTTCTTCGTTTTCCAATCGACCTTGGCCTTTCTCCCGGCGCCGCTGATGATGGGGTGGTCCCATACGCTGCAGTAGACTTTGCCCGCTCTGCAGGGACGGCTACCGAGGTAGCCGTGGTCTTCTACCAGCTCGCCATCGTCGAAGTAGACGACCGGCACATCGTCGGTGATGACAATCCACCCTTCCGAGCGGAGGTGGGCGAAGAACATGGCCGGCTGAACCGTATCGTAGCTAGTGCCTCGGATACCATTAACCCCCGGCTCCAAGCGCATGCACTTGATGCGCGGCAACATAGTGAAGCCACCATCGCCATCGTCGAGGATCTCCCAATTGTCTGGAGAGTGGGCGAAGATGAACGGCGGATTGCGCTTGCACGGTAGCCGGCTGTCAACGAGCGTCTCTTTGTGGAGAGACTCCTTCTTGAATTCGTGCGCCATTGGTGTCGGTCCTTCTCTCTGGGGGCTTGCTCTGGGCCAGCTCCGGACCGACCCGAGAGGTCGACCCAGAGCAAACCCGGAGACTAGTTATCTGTGACGATGCCGACGACTCGCGCCTGCTCGAGGAGGCTGATGCCGTACCACGAGTTCGCTGCGACTTCGGTGAGCGCTGCGTTGGCGGTGCGCGTGTATTCGACCATCAGCTCGTCCATACGGACTGCAACGCCAGAGCCGCCGCGTGGGGCGTTAGGAATGCCGATCTTGTAGCCGAATGCGCCCGGGGTCCACATGCCACCCTGGAAGTCGGTGGTGTCGTCGACGACGTGCGAGAACTTCCAGACTTGAACACCGAGCATTTCACCGGCGAATCCCTGCCCCTTGAATCGGAGCATGTCACCCGCAGCGGGCATCAGATGCAGCGCGCCACCCTCGGCACGAAGGCTCTCCTGCCAATCGGCAAGCTGGCGGCCGGCTAGTGCCGAGATGACGACCCCAGCGGGGTTATCGGCGATCTCGAGGACGTAGATAGCATCAGCGAAGTCGTCATGGGTCATATCGGCGCCAGACGTACCGACATCCGTGGCAGCGGTCGCCAGCGCAGTCATGAAGTCATTGGTGAAGGTCCGCTCATTGCCGAGCACAGCATCAGCGGCGAGACTCTCCGGGGAGATGTCGCCAGCGCCGCCGGTCATGTCGGCCAAGTCGCCGATGTTGCGCACGAGCGCATGACGCACCACAGCGACAGTCACCGAGGAGTCAACTATAGCCGTCTCGGGTTGCGGGGTATCTTCCGCAGCGGTTGCGGTGAAGGTATCGGCTCCGCCGCCTTCCCAGAATCGCACGCGTCCGGTATCGGTGAGCGCACCGTTGATGGTGCCGAGGAAGTCAATGGCGCCCGGTACATTCCGGATCGAGGCCATGTCGATAAGGTTGACGCGCAATCCCTGCTCGAGGCGGTCTGCCTCTCGGAGGTCTGCTTCCATGTTTGCGTGAAGAATAGGCATTGTAGCTCCGTGAAATCCGGCCGATGGGTTTCACAGAGTTACGCTCTGGAGTCGAGTGGCCTATGTGGTTGTCTTCTAGTTTTACCGGTTTACCGCTGACAGGTCAAGATCTCGGCTCGATGCCGTTGATGAGGTCGATCTCCTTCCAGTTGCTCCGATCGTTCTTCCACGCGTTCGGTTGCCCAGCCAGCCACGACCTATCGCGTACCGCTCCAGGCGGCGGAGGTGGAGTGATTCCGCCATTGGTTGGCACTGGTGCAGGACGTGCGGCGGACTCTGGCTCTGGGGTCAACTCCGGAGCAGGCGCAGCGAATAGAGCTGCCAGATGCTTATCAGTGCGCGCGCCAGTCGCCAGGTACTTGCCGAAGTCATCGCCGCCGCTCTGCTCGTACTTGTAGCGCACCAGCGCCATATCCTCGGGGTCGACAATGCCGGCAGTGAGTAGCGCCTTCTCCGTGGTGTACTCCGATGTCGCTGTGGCGAACTTGCTTTCCCAGTCGGCAGCGGCGAGCTCGGCTTTCTCGAGTCGCTTCGCAGCCTTGGCAGCGTCGGGCATGTTGGAGAGTTTGGCGCTAGCTTCTGCGAGGTCGCTCTCCAGTTTGGCGATACTCTCGCCACGCTTCACCGCTCCATCGTAGAGCTTGTGGACTGCGGACATCTTCCGCGCGTGCTCTCCGTAGGTCATCGGTGAGTCTGCGGCCTTTCCGGGGTCGGCTTCAAATGGCATTGTCGGTCCTCTCTGCGGGCTATCCGCCCTTCGTAAACTCGCCCGTCTTGACAGCCAGTGCCCACTTCGGCGCCTTGGCAACCCACACCCACTTGCCGCCACCGGTGCCGCGCCACTGTGGCTCCCTCGACTTCGGCGCCTTGCCGTCTACGATGGCTTCGGGGTTGGCGCCACCCAGGCCCGTCCAGTTGTACGGCTCGGTAATCCAGCGGCCTTTGGGTGCGGCTCTCTTCTTCTTCGCTGGCTTGGTCATGGAAACTCGCTGTTGTCTTGCCGGAACTGGCGGAGGCGTTCGCGGGCTGCATCTTCGGTGATGCCCTCGATCTGCGCGAGGAGGACCGGCTTGCTTGTGACACCGATGCTGATACGCATGGCGAACTCTTCCAGCAGTAGCTTCTTCTCCGCCATCGACAGCGGCATGCCTGGATACAGCGCCTCCCATCCGCTCTCCGGGATACTGCTCCCGGTCTGGCGATTCCACATCGCCGCAACGAGTGCAACGGTGGCCAGGTCGCCGCGCCGGAATGCAGGCTCATATCGGCGCTGTGCGGATCGTTGGCCATCGCGGGAGATCTCGATAGCGTGGCCGCTGCGGGCGTCAGTGTGAGTCCTCGCGATGTCCGCAGGAAACACGTCGAAGTCAACCACGATGTCGGCTGCGAAAGATTGGATGGCATCCAGTAGAACCTTCGGATCTCCACCAGCGGCGAACTGGTGAAACTTCATCGTGGTGTTCGGGTTGGTCGACTTGAACATGAGGATAGAGCCCTCATCCGTCGTCACAAAGCCGTTGCCGTCCTTATCCATCTGCAAGCCACCGGCGAGCTCGCCATCCGCAATGCAGCGCTGCGGCCAACTGGCATCGCGCACCAGATGCTTCCACTGTTGCAGGAGCGCGGACACTGCCAAGCTGCCATCGAATAGCTCAATGCCGGTGAAGCTATCCGTGAGCTTTCCCGTGCGCTGTGCGTGGTACAGACTGAACGGGATAAACGGCCGCCCGCTCTCCCATCGCCACTGTGCCGGGTAGTTCTCACCGCTCATGTCACCGAGCACGACTCCGCCGAACGACATCAGCGATAGGTCCTCTTTGCCGTCCTCCGACTCGATGCGGTAGACGGGGGTGGTCGGGTCGGCGATGGAGAGGCAGTCACGCGTCCACTGTGGCCCTGCCTCGTCACCGTCCAGCGTTCGGATGCGGTAGTGATAGAACGTGTGCGGGATGTCGGGCGTATTCGGGTCGGCGATGACGTGGAAGAGGTCGCGCGGCACAATCTGAACCTGCAGGTATGGCCCGTCTCCATCGTCGTGCACATCGAGGCGATACGCGCCCTCGCGCATGCCGATGACCTTCTGCGAGAAACTCTGCGCCAGTTGCCAGAGTCCAGCATCGGAGAGGATGCCCCGGAGCTGCGCGGACTCATCAGCGGCACCCGGGACGCCCACGATAGCCTCGCGGTCGTAGATGACTGCCACTTGGTTGACCGTACTCTTAGCGAGGTTCTTGGTAGTCGACGGAAGGCCTAGCCCCTTCTGCCGCTCAAGCTGGTACTCGTTGCGGATGGTCTGCTCGAGGTCGGACTTCCACCGGCCCTCGAGCATCCTGCGCCGCCGCTTCGATTCGTACCAGTCTGCGGATACGTCCGAGTCCGGAGCAGTCGGCGAGTCATGCAGCGTCGTATCGGTCGTAGCCATTGTGCCGAGTATATAGCAGGGCCACCCAATCGGCCAATCTGGCCGGCCTAGTGGAATCGCAGTTTGCTGTACGTCCTGGTCTGCCCCAGAGTCCCCGTGACGAGGTATCGGAGAGCATCCGCAGCATGGGCCAACTTGGCATCGTCGGAGTCGCCGGAAGACTTGCCCTGCCAGTTCTTCAGCGTATCCAGCAGCTTGACGCACCGAGGATGCACCTTGATATCGCCTCTGCGGCATCCGAAGTTGATCGCACGTTGGCCCCAGTCTATCGAGCCGGGAGACTTGTCGGGGTACACGATACGGAACGGCGCCGATGTGCGGTTGATCTGCGAAGCGAACGCGTGCTCGAGGGCCTCATTCATGCGCCATCCTCCGTACCCCTTGCCGGCTGTATTGGTGTCGCCCACGGCGTAGTCAATCGACTGCATCTGGATGTGGTGCCGCTTGAGCATTCGCCCGGTTTCGTGCGCGTCTTCTTCCGGCGTCGTCGTCGTTTCGTTGGTGTACTCGTCGAGAATCCACAACCGAGTGCCTCTCCATGCTGCGAGCAAGACGTGCTGATGGCCAATGACTTCGCCGTGGTCGAATGCTAGCGCGACCTTCACGACGCCACTGGGCGCGACTCGGCTCTCGTTGGCATCGGTGAAGCCGACGAACCGGCGGCCCTCGGTGATGCCCTCCCATGCTCCCTCGATGCGCTGCGCGTACTGCCATGGAGAGTTGGACATGATCGACACCATCTCCGAGATCTCCTCTTCCGACTTCCACGGGCAAGCCTCGATCGACAGCTTGCCCACGTACTGCACCCATCCTGAAGTGTGGACCGTGCGCCCTCCGGTCGGCGTTTCGTCGTCTCCCTCGACCATCTCCCGCAGGTATTGAACGGGCCGATTGACCATCGTTGCACCGATGATGAGTTGCCCCCTGCGGTCACTCAATCGTGATTGGGTAGCCATCAAGTGAGCGTAGGGAGGTGGCTCATCGAGCACGGCGCCATCGAGCTCGCCGCCTTCGTGCGCGTCTACCTCGTCTTGGTAAGAGAGCAGCTCGATGATGGAGCCATTGGCCAGGACGATCTCTTTGGCCCTGCCACCGTTCCAACCCTTGCCGCGCCGGTAGTAGCTGGCGGAGTCGAGATGGCCGTGCAAGAACTCGGCGAGGAATGCGCCGGCCACTCGGTGAAGCTGCCACCGGGTAGGCGCTACGAAGCGCCAAGTGGAGCCGGGGGCATCCAGTGCCCTCTGTGCGATGAGCGCGCAGTTGTGTCGAGTCTTGCCGATGCGGTTGGGACCGCGAAGGAGCACCTGGCGCGCGGTCTCCGTCCACAGTCCTGCGAAGTTCGGCGACGGTTGGAAGAGCCGGAGAGCCTTGGTGCGGCGTAGGGTGGCGGTTGCAGTCACCGCCGCTTCGCTACCACTTCGGCCAAGTCACGAACCATCTCGGCTAGAGCCGTAGCCTTAGCCTGTAGGTCGGCGATGACAGGCACGAGGCGCCGTATGTGGGCGGCGTTCTTCTCAACGCGCTCGAGGATGTCGCGCATCATCCTCAACTCTTCGGGGGTCATCATGGGTCGGTCCTCTCTCGTTGAATCGCTTCTACTATGGTGCGGGCTTGCCGGTCATCGAGGACGCCACGCACCCACGTCTTGGCTCGCATGTGGTCGATGAGTAGCGCCAACACCTCGGCGTCATCGTCTTCCACCTCTTCCGCCTGGGATGCGCGGAGGCTCTCGAGCTCGGTCTGCATCTTGCGCACCAGCGCCATCAGCGGAGCCATCGCCGTGAACACGCCGCGCGCTTCTGCGAGTTGCAAGCGGCGCCGGGTAGCTGCGATGTCGTGATCGAGTAGCTCCATGGGCGACATCTGCGCAGTGTCCAGATCGGGAACAAGGGTAGCCACACGCTCATCGGCCGGGAACACATCCTCCGCCTTGGCTCGCTTCACCCACGACCGGACCGTTGCACCAGGGACGCCGAGTGCAACACCTATGGAGTTGGACGATTCGCCGGCTAGGGCGCGTTTAATCGCATTTCGGCGCTGTTGGGTCGTTGCACGGCTCATCGAAGCATTATGGCAGGGTGTTGCATTTGTTTTTACCCGATTTTGTACACGGCCAGG